TTAACTAAAACTGTTTCGTGTGAACCAGCTAATCTTCTTAAAAAATTATATCTAACTACAAACCTACCTCTATCATATCCCATCTTTCTCAAAATAGTTCCAGTTTTTAATTTTATACCTTTTTTTTCTTCATCATAATAATAATCAGATTCATCTACTATACCAGATTCTAAAAAATTATTATTAGTATCATAAATTAAAACTTCAACATAATCATTTTCATTAGTACCAAAACTTCCACCCAAATAAGCATGTTCTGGTGCTTCGTAATTAATTGTTTCATTACTTATTAATAATTCTTGATCTTTAGGTATTAACCTAACTGTATCCGTTGGTGTAGCTATACCAGGTGTTACTGCTCTTATATTTCTTGGAACTTCATTTTCATTTATGTTATAATCTGGCATTAGTCTACTGGCTCCCCATCTGGTATTTCATTGATAACATCCATACTTCTAGTTTTTACTTTTCTCCAATCACCTCCTGATGCATAAAAAGTTTGTAAATCAGGAAATGGCCTTTTTTGATTTCCATCTATCAACCACTTTCTTATATCTAAAGGATCATCAGATGTTATTGAATCTCCATTTTCTAATTCTCCTGGTAATGGATCTGCTATTTCTGTTACTACTAATTCTTTAATAACTCTATCTATTAAATTAGTTGAATTGTCATCCTTTATAGTTTTTTTCAATGATTCTGATTGCACAGAAGCTGATTCACCTTGAATTAAATCAGAAAAAGTTTGGTAATCTAAAGGTTCTGTTTCAGTTCTATTTAATTCGGTTGTTAGAGTTGAATAATTTGCGTTATTGTTAAGTTGTGCATCTTCAATACCTAAAGCACTATCTATATCTTCAAATGAATAAAATACACCATTATCATCTCTAAACTTATTTTTAGCGTGCTCTATTAATCTAGAAATGTATGTACTTCTAAGCTTATCTATAAAATTAGTATAGAATCCAACGTTTGCTAATTCTTCTTTTGTGTAAGGCATTACTGTGAAACCTTAAATGTAAACCCCTCATCGAAATATTGGTCAATTTCATCAACAGTTCCACTACCACTCCTAACCCTAAACTCTATTGTATAATATCGTTCAGGTTGATATCCATCTAACCAAAGATTGAAATAATTACCAGTACCGTCACAACTTATATATGAACCAGTACCATAAGGAACAATAACATCATCAGTCTCAGCGTCTTTAATAGAATAAAATGAAGAAGCACTTGGTAAAGTTTTTACTGTCAAATTTGAAGGTGTTGTTGAATATGTTTTTGTTGGAAATCTTTCTCTTCCAACAAGTCTAAATCTTACTTTTGATTTCTCCTTATATTCAGGTCTTAATCCTTTCATATAAATTTTCATATCTTCTATCTCTGAACCAGATAGTGGTGCTAATGAACCGACTGACCATTTAGAATCATTCCAAACTGTTTCAAGTGTTGGTGGATATTTCGTATGAGTATCTGATGAGAAAAATGATAAATTACCATATCTTGTTGTATTACCTTCATCACTACCTGTTGCCAAATTACCTGCACTACCACTTCTTTTAATAATAAAACCTTCATTTGATGCAGATTCAATTAACCATTTATTTACTATATCAGTAACATTCATTCGTACATCTGCTGTTTTATGTCCCATAGAATGTGAAGCTTCGAACCCAGATCCATCATACCATTGTCCACCTGAAGAACTTATTGTACCTGGCCAAATAGTACCACCAATTTCACCATCGGTAAATTTCCAGCTAGCACCTTCGGTAGTAATTGGATTATCATATGAACGACCTTCACCCATTGTCCACGCACCGCTAACAGGATATGCGTATAAACTTTGTGTAGTTGCTAAATTCTGAGAATTAGCGTCATATAAATTTAAATAATATTTTGGATTAGTTATTAACCCTCTAACAATAGATTGTGATATATAACTTAAATCAAATTTTATAAGTACACGAGATACATTTACGGTATCTCCAGTATCACTAACTTCTTTTCTAATTTCTAAAACTTCATCTAAACCAGCATTTAAACTACCACTATCTTGATATAAAGTTGTATCTTTTTCTGCGAATGTAAAATAATGCATCTATCTACTCCCTCACTCCTAGATTATCACCCAATACTTTTCCTTTAATATCTATGTTAGGAAATTTAACTTCAAATATACTAGGGTCTAAAGCAGGATATAATATACCACCTCTTAATGAGGAATTAATATCAAAGAAATTACCAGAATAACCTTCCGATATTTTATACTTATTTTCTACCACTATCGGCATATTATTTGGATTATTTTCTTCTGGATTAACAACAGTAGCTACACCATCAATTAAAGATAATTCATATACCAAATCAGCAAGAATTATTGGTTGACCAATTTGCCATCTATCAATATCAAAGAAATCTTGAACTGTAGATACACAACTTAATAATACGTCTTGTTTATTAAAGCCAAGTTTTGTTAGTATTGCAAAGTTTATACCGATATTAATTATATACGCATCTTTAATATTTATTGCATCTGTAACTAATCTATATTGTGATAAATAAGTTTTCAAATTTTGTTTTGTTGTTTGTGTCAATGGTGCTATTCTTTTGTTAGCATCATATCCAAGAGTATACATATTCATTGCTAATGGATTTGGAATATTATTAACTTGTAAATCTTTTAAACTAGTTCCAACATCATCGTTAGTTATTTCTCTTTCTAAATTTTCAGCCATACCAGCTTTACTAAGTTGTTCATCTTGTGACATATGAACTTTTGCAACTGTACCATATTTTGCTGGTAACGAATAAGCTCTTACAATATAATCATCCTTAGTAACTGCTCTAGATTGTGCTTGAAAATAAGCTAAAGCGTTTTCTCTTGTTTCTTTAACTGTTTCACCAGAAGAACCTCCTGCAGCTGGTTTTGGATTTGTAAACGCTACTGAATCTTTAGTGTCTTGTACCAAAGATGTAGATAATCCAGTTTCATTTAATGTGAAATCTATAGTACCTAATTTATTAACATCCCCAACATTTACATTATCATCAATACCACCACCGTAGCTGTATTCTATCGTTAGTGTCGTATTAGCAGGTGCCATTCCAAATGTACTTGTCTTTAAAAAGTTAGATGGATCAAAAGCAGTAGTTAAATATGTAGGACTACCTGGTAAACTTGAACCAACAGTTGTTGGATTTGGAATTATCTCCTCATCTGGATTATCTGATGTTCCAGCACCAAATCTTAAAACTGTTTCATTATTTTCATTTATATAAGTTGTAAATCTTCTAGACACTCTTTTAAGTTTTAAGATATAAGCTGCATATTCTCTATCACCAACTGATGTTGGATCATTAGTAGAGTTATTTTCCATATCTTCAAACACAGTATCTCGTGCTAAAGAATCAACTTCATACCATTTATTTCCATCACTATCTGTTACTGAAATTATTTCTATAATATCTTTTTGATTTAACCTTAATTGTGAATATTTTTCTGCGGTTCCAAAATCATGATATTCTTTTGTTATTTCACCACTTCTTGCTTTTATTTTTTTCTTCAATAAATATTTTGTAGGTGCATCACTATCTGTTTCAAATATAGTTACTTCTCTAGTATCATAAGAACTAGAAAATTTAAAATTACAATCTTCAATTGTTCTAAATGTTGTATTATTAGAAGCAGCATTTATTTGAGTACCAGCATCTATTGTTAAAGCATATCTATAATCTGGTTCATTATTTAGAACTGGAACAGTTTGGAATACATCTAAAACAACTTCAGCTGCAGAAGTTGTCTTTGGTTTGTATCCAAATGACTGAGCTATATTATAAACATTTCTTTTTTCTTCAGCATATGCTAATAATGATTCTCTAAATTGTGAATCTATATAATAAGATAAAACATCACCTACATATGCCGCCATTTCAATAAACAACATACCTGGTGATGCTTCATTGAAATCATTATATGTATCTGGAAAATATTGTTTAGCAAATTCAATTAAATTACCTTTAAAATCATTAAAATCCTTATTAAGATAATTAACTGATTTTACTGTGTCCTTTTTTATACTTGTACGTGCCATTTTATTTCCTAATAATCCTCAGTTCCATCAGTTACGTTTAGAGTTAATGTTTGATTAACAGAGGGATCCAAAGTTGTTGAATATTCAATACTAACAAAAACCTTATTACTATCTGTTTCTTCGGATAATACTTGAATATCTATAATATTAACATAAGGTAAGAATCTAGTTACAGACGCTGTTATTGCATCTTCTATCTTAGATGGAAGTTGGTCATCATTTTGTTCAAAAATAAGTTGTCGTATTCTACATCCAAACGCAGGATTACCAGGTCTTTCACCAGGATATGTTAATAATAAATTTCTAAGATTATGTCTAGATTGTTGTATAGAATTTTTAGTCATAGCAAAACTATTATTGTTATCAGCTCTCAAAGGAAATGATAAACCAACATAGGTTCTTGGATCTAAATCTATTTCTCTAGCACTTCTTGACATTTATTTAACCCTTTTTCTTATCTATAGCTTTCATTAAACCACTATAATCTCTTGTTAGTGCATTTGTTACATGCTCCGGAACATCATTAACAGATTTACCAGCTTTCTTTAATGTATCTACTGCCGCCATTTCTCTTTTACCCTCATCTGATTGTCCAAGACCCATTAACTCCTGCATTCTTGATTTGTCAAATGTTCCACCACCTAAAGTTGGATATTCTTCAAACTCATTTTGTTGTTTACTCAATCCAACTGTTTCATTCAGAACATCATTTAAAGGTTTATTATTAGTATATTTTACTCTTTTCTTAGGTTCTGAAACTTTTGGTATAACATTAGTTAATTGTGTTTTTGAAGTCTTTTGTTCGTTAATAAATATCTCATTTATTTCTTTTTTTATTTCTCTACGAACAACTTCTCGTATTATTTTCACCAACTCTTTTTTAGTCATGATAACTCCTATACTGTTTTTACTGTTTCACTTAAATATGTACTACTGTTAATAGCGGTTTGTAATTTTGTATTCATCATTTGTAAATTTATATTTGATTCTCCCAATACTCGAATCTCCTCAATAGTTTGTGGCGTCTGTGGTTGTATTGCAGCAAGTTGAGCTATCTTCGCTGTATTTTCAACCATCGTAGTTTCATTTTGACTTATTTGAGTTTCAAATATAGGATCAAGTAATTCTTTCAATGTAGTTCCCTTTACAACTGGTTCTATATTAGTTTCAACTGAACTACCTAATCTAACATCTTCTCCACTAATAAATATCCCATTTGATTTTATTAGTACTTTTTTTCCGTTAACATCCTGTTCGTCAAATTTATCATTCATACCACGAGATAATAAATATATTGAAGCATCGTCATTATCAATACTTTCTTTTCTAAACTCTCCATCTAACTCATTATCTTTTAAAGTATGAGCAGATATCTTAATCTTTGGTGTATTGTTATGACTATCTAAGTGTATCGTCTGTCCAAATCTACCTTCAAATATTATAGAACCTTCTCGTATTTCTATTGGTTTTATTTTTCTACGTTCAAATGTATTTCCATATTTTTGATTTTTAATATCACCTGATGGTACAGCGTTTTCATTAATAGATTGTTTTTTACCTATTATTGTTGAATAATACCATTTTCCACTATACTCCATTACAGCTACTTGTTCACCAACTACAGGAACTGTTGTTATATTTGGCCACAAAGGTTTTACATCATTAATAAATCTTTCTGGTTTCTCTATAAATTTTCCAGATATGGTAGCACGATTTCTCAGTTCATTTAAAACTACTTTATTAACTACTACAGCTTCTGTTTCATAAAAATCATATTGTGAAGCATTAATAAGTCTCTTAATATGGGTATCTATTTCTTCAGGTCTAGCTAAACGACTTAAATCATGTACCTTAGTCTGGTCAGTATTTTTTTTCTTATACCAAGCCATTAATTTATCCTATCAACGTTTTCTATTCTATTATGTATTTTATCTGATTCTTCTTGTATATCTTTTATTGTAGTTTCTATACCAGAAAGTAATTGTTCTTTCTCTGTATCAGATAAACCATATTCATCCTCTGAACCAGCTTTACCTTCAGCGGAAATAAGTCTCTGAACAATACCAGCCATTTTAACTAGTTGGTCATCGTTCTTAACATTGATTTCAAGATACTCTTTTATCATCGGTACTATCTGTACAGCAGTATCTCCATCCTTAATAAACTGAACAAGTTCTTTTGTCAATACATCAAGTTGTTTTCTGTTAAATTGTGTGTTTTCGTAAATGTCTTTGAAAAGTGATGATAGTGATTTACCCTCAAATATTTCATAATCTATACTCATGATTAAACCTATATGTTTTTATATACTAATAAATATAGTGATACGAAAAAAAC